CCACACTCTTCTGTGAATTTCTCAAGGTCCCTTCTAGAAGGATTGCTAATCCTTTCTCTTGCCATGGCATGATAATCATCAGACAAATCAAACCCAATATAGTCATGACCAAGAAGTGTAGCAGCAAGTCCAGTTGTACCTGAACCACTGTAAGGGTCAAGGACAACACCAGGAGTTTCCATCACTGCTTGGATACAACGAAGAGGAAGAACAATAGGAAATGGTGCAGGATGTGGGTTCTTCATTTCAGGACCAAACTTCCAAACTGATCCATAATTCACAGACCTTCTAGGAAGTTTTGGACGCTTTGCTCCCTTGCACAACCAATAGATCCTTTCATCAATCTGAGTAAATCTGTATCCAGAAATCTCTGGACCACTACCCCTATTCCAGATAATCTCTTCTCTGATGTGCCACTTGGTTTTGGGCAACCATTGCCAAGGAGAAGTTGCATTACCCTCAAGATACCTGACCTTATGATTGTAAAACAAAGAACCACCCTCTTTGGTTTTGTCAAAGAGAATGTTCAGCAGTTCAATCTGCTGTTCCTGATAAACATCTTCTGGGAGTGAATCATCAAACTTATCATATTCAATTTTACGAAACAAACCACCCCCAATCTTCTGTTTGTTGTATGGGGGTGAAGTTACAGTGCAATCAATAGAGTTGTCATCAAGTTGTTTTGCCAACTCAATACAATCTCCAATTCTCAGATCAAGCATAGTGATGTTTAGACGTATGGATATTATAGTAACACATTAGGTGTTTGTCAAAATGTCATTTGAATTCCTATTTTTTCAGGTTTTTCTCTAGTGGGATTTAAAGTCATATCACCATTGGAATCACTTCCAAAAGGACCAGCTCTTCCCTTACCAACGATAGATGCTCCTTTAACTGCATTAGAAAACTTAGGTTTGCCATTTCCATTACTTTCAATTTTATAACTAAAAGCAAATAATTTTTTAGTATTATAATATAAATTTGTAAATTCAATAAGCGCTTGATTAATTTTATTAGTTTTAGACCATATTTCAATCTGCTTTTCTAAAGCATTGGCATAAAATGAAATCATTTTTTCAGGAAGTTCTGTTGAGTTTCCAGGAATTAAAACAGAATCTTGTTCTTTTCTTTTGCCCACTAATTCACTTAAAGCACCATTTCCTTTACCACCTTCACCATAAATTGCAATATAAGGTCCAAGTTTTGCTGAATTAGAATTTAAAACTTTCATTAGATTTAATATTTCTTTGAAAATATTATTTCCAGATTTATTAATTAAAGAAACAAACTCTTTATTCCCTACAATGTCTCCAGGTTTAAGCGTATTTGTTTTTCCTGTTGGCATTTTAACTGTTACTTCAGTTCCATTTACAGAAAAATCGTATCCACTTTGACTCACACTATTTGGAACTCCTACAGATGAGGATGTGGTGAAGGAAGTTTTTTTATTGATTTCTCTATCTTCTACTAAAGAAATTGGCCCTATTACCTCAGCAAAATACTTTTCTATTTCTTTCAAAGAACTTGCACTATCTCCAGTTGGAGTAGATTCCAAAACTTTTTTAAGAGAAGAAAACCCAGAAAAAGGAGTACTAGATCCTGCATTATTAATTAAATGCTTCAAATAAGGTGCATAGTTAGGATCAACCATATTAAAATAATTGATTCTCTCATCAATAGCGGACAATACAGCTCTTTTATAAGATGTAACAGATGGGTAGTTACCTCCCAACCCCAATTCAGTTGGTTTTAAACTTGGTCCTTTAATGTTAGGCATTTATTTACAGTTTATAATTATCTATCGTCGTCAGAACGATTTTCAGAATAGAATACATCAAAAGCACCTTCAGGATAACGCTTCATCAGCTTGTCTACATTCTTAGAAACAACATAGTCAAGAGGAACTTCCAGAGCAATACATGCCTGCATAACATACCACATCAGATCTCCGAGTTCAGTGATCAAGTGGTCTTTGTTATCTTCATTCCAAGGTTTGCCTTGGAAGATCATCTTCTTAACAATCTCAAGGAACTCACCACCTTCAGCATTAATACCAACACCAGCAGTCAGAAGGCGTTCAATATTAGCACCTTTGCGATCCAGTTCAACAATACGATCTGAGAAAGAAACAAAATCTTTAGATGCATCTGAAGTTACTGCATCTACAAAGTTTTGATATTTATTAAAATCAACCTTTTCAATCATGAGAATTTAAGTCCTGCAAATTTGTTCTTTTTGTTATCTTCCTTAGGATTATACTCCTCTTCTTGCCCAGAGTCAAGAATATCCTCTTGTGCCTTTTGTTCACAATCATAGAGCCTCATCTTTGCCCTATCTATCCCTACAATAAATCTCTTATTGATTGTAGGATCATTATACCTATTCTTCAATTGTTTCACCATAATCTGACCCAACTGTTCCAACTCTTCTGTGCTAATAAGGGCAAGCATAAGATCAGCAGTAGCAGGGAGACCAAAGGATTCACTAGTATCAGTAAGTTCAACATCAGAAGACCCATAACCACTCCTAGTGGTCTGGGTAGCAGAGACAATGGGAACATTGAATTCCACTGCCAATCCACGTAATTCTTCTGCAATTGCCTTAACATACGAATAAGAATTAACAGAGAAGTTAGACTTATACCTGCTGGAACCACAAATGTTAAGGTAGTCAATGAAAATAATATCAGGTTTAAATGACTTCTTAAGTGCAAGTTCATTAAGAAGTGCCCTGAAATGTCCTGCATGAGCAGATGCTGTAGGGTATTCTTTAATTATAAGAGTACCTTGAGTCTTCTTAGAAAGGTTAGTAACCTTAGTTTCAAACATTTGCTTTGGAAGATCTACAATATCTTTGATGTTGACATTCAATAGATTCGCATCAATTCTCTCAGCAATTCGTTCCTCCGCCATTTCAAGTGTGATATAGAGAACGGACCTGCCTTGCAGTAAGACGGAACTAGCCACATGACACATGAATAGCGATTTCCCAACACCTGTCCCAGCCAAAGCGATATTGAGAGTCTTATTAGGGAGACCACCTTTTGTGATTTTGTTGAGATATTCCAAATCAAATGGGATCTTATCTTCTTTACGATGGTAAGATTCATATCTCTGTTCATAATCACTCAAATAGTCATGACCAATATTGTTATCAAAACTTATAGCAAGTGCTTGCTCAAGGATTGATGGAATAGCATCTCTAGACTTTTTCTCATCTTGACCATCAGCAATCTTAATAGACTCCATCAGGGCAAGATAAATTGCTCTGTCTCTACACCACTTTTCAGTAGTATCAGTAATCCAATTAACTTCTGCAGGTTCATTATCAAACTGAGAAACTACTTCACAAATAGTTTTGTAGGTATCTTCAGTGATGTCAGATCTGTTTTCAACTTCAATGCCAATAACTTCCTTCGTTGGCAATTGTCCATAAGAAACAACAAACTTGGCAATCTCATCAAAGATCACCTTTTCATGAAAGTTCTCAAAGTATTCTGGTTTAATAAAAGGTAAGACCTTTCTACAATAATCATCGTTGAATAATAAATTTTTTAAGATAGTAGTTTCTACTTTCTCCATCATACACCATAACTAAATTCCATTTTTGCTGCCTCATCCAATGCTTGCATGACCTCTGCAGTAAAATACTTCTCTGGGTTATCCATGATAGTTTTACCAAACTGAGTTGTTCCATCAGGAACTTCATATCTTGTACCAACCTTCTTAAAGATACCATGCTTTTCTGCAAGGTCAAGAAGACCATAATACTTATCAAGACCACGTTCATCATAGAACAGACGAACTTCAACTTCTTTATTTTCTTTACTTAGTCTTGATTTCTGTGTCTTACATTTAATGATGTTACCTACAACTTCTGTACCATCCTTTTCCTTTTTCTTAGAAAGATAAATGATGGTAGATGCTGCATACTTAAGACCAGAACCACCACTCATTTCTTTCATAGGAACATAAGAACCTACAACATCATAAGTGTGATTGGTCACAATCATAGGAATGTTTGCCTGACCAAGTTTCAGAGTAAGCATTCTAAATGCACCTTTAACCAATTGTGATTTAGTCATATCACGAACTTGTTTATCATCTAAAGCATCTTGAATTTCTTTCTCAGTAGAAAGCATTCCAAGAGAATCAAGAACAAACAAACAAGGTTTACGTTCCCCTTCCTTTTTCTTGAGGTAAAGATCTACTGCTTTCAGTGCTTTGCTTCTAAACTCTTCAATAGTCACAACATTGATTACAACAATTCTGTTAATGTCAAGACCTCTACTCTGAAGCATGGTTTTAGTTACAGCAGCTTCAGTATCAAAGTAGAGACAATAACCATCGGGATTATTATCAAGGAAGTTCTTAACCACAGCGAGAGAAAAGAAAGTCTTTCCAGTAGAAGACTCTCCAGCAATAGCAGTAATTTTATTGCAAGATACACCACCAAATATGCTACCTGAAACCAGTGCATTAAAAATGTATGAACCTGTGTCAACATAAGTCTCAGTCTCATCTATATCTGCTGCGAGTTGTGTGTACTCACCACCAATTTCTTTTACAATATCTTTTAAAAAGTCCATAATTATGCAAACAAGGATTCTAATGTGTTTGTTTTTTCAACATTCCAACCAATACAGTTTAGAATGCTTTTAAGAGGATCAACAAAACTTTTCTCAAACTGCAAATCATAGTCCACATATTTAGTAAGACCTAGTTCCTTTGGAAACTGTTGGATGAATGAAATAACATTCTCTCTAATTGGATTTGCATTTTTTAAGAAGATAAATTTAATCTTTTCCCCATTGTTAATCAAAGGATATTTTGAGTCCAATGATTTGTCTCTGATGTAATAATTATACAGCAAAGCTCCCCTTGTGTGAATAGGCGTTCCTTTCGTATAAATTGTTTGATGTGACCTATACTTAGTAAGTTCATTTACAGATCTTGGGAAAGAAATTTCTTCTGGGGGAAGACTACGAAATTCTTTTTTAAATTCATCTACAAATTGAATTAGATCATCCTCTGTCTTATTCATGATGATATTAAGTGCTTCTTTAATTTTAACCCTACATGGTGCAGGAGTTGAAGATTTAACTGCCTCAATACCCATCATCTTTAACTTTGGATTTTCATACCTGACTCCTTCACTATCCCAAACATTTAGGATATACCTTTTTTTAGCAGTCCAGATTCCACGATCAGCAATGTTTTCACGCTTCATCTGCATCTTCTGCTCATAAGCATTTACATATTCTGCCAGTTCTTGGTAAGAACTTTCAATATACTTTTCAAATTCCACCTTACAGATCTTATCAAGGAATGTGACAACGCCTTCAGTAGTTTTCTCTCTGCCTTTGAATATAACTTCAACCAAAGGGCCCATGTTAAGATAAACAGAATCAGTGTCCACAGCAATAACATAATCTTTATCCTCAGTTTTAAGAATTTTATTCATATACTGGTTGATTTTGTTTTCAATCCATCTGATTGAAACTTGACCAGATAGGGTTACTGCTTCAGCATTTGCAAGTTTAAAGTATCTAAAGTACTCATTGCCAACAGCACCATAAGCAGAGTTAAGTGAAATCTTCTTTGCCATCTGGATGTTATTACATCTTGCAATCTCCTTCATCAGTTCAACTGTAGGAGTTTTTTCATACTGCTGTTTGGCAGCAAGCATTTTCTTTTTATAGATGACACGATCACTGTACATCTTTTCCATCAGTTCTGGAAGAAATCCTCTAATGTCCTTTCTGTACATTGCTCCATTAGCACATACTGCATAATCTTTATAGTCAGAGAAATCAACCTCCTTCTTTAAGATTTTATCTACAGTT